TTCCCGCCTTTCCCAAATATACCAGAGATCAAACTGCCAATTCCTTCACCGATTATCCCACCAGCAAACCCACCAACGAATGTCCCAACACTTCCGAACATACCAGTCAATTTCTTCCCAATCGTACGTGCAAATATACCCGTATCTGATTGGAAGATACTTGAAAGTAACCCTCCTAAAGATCCCTCTAAGTCCTTCCCAAATCTAACCCCTGCTTTAAATATATCGCTAAAAGCGAGTTTAGCGTCTTCTGACATTCTGTTTGTTAATGATGCAAAAGACTTCCCTATAGCATCCCCTGTATTAGCCCAAGAGATTTCTACTTCTTTTGGTGCTTTTTTAAATGATTCTGTCGCTTTTTCAGCAGAATCGCCTACAGTTTCCATAGAAGATAATGTAGTACTGACTATGTTTTTCATAGATTTTTTAACTGTTTCGGTTATACTCTCTTGGTCATTTACCCATATATCTTTAATTGACCCGGAAGTCCCAGACCAAGCTTCTTCTAATTTCTTATTGCTATCTTCGTTAGCTTCCCCAAATTTAGAAAAAGATTCTTTAATCCCATCAAAATTGAGTTTAAACGCATTCTTTACAATGTCCCCAAGGTTCCCAAAATTAGTGGCAAGATTCTCAATAACTATTTTACCAGTTTCCATTAATCTTATGAAAATATCTTTTATAGTTAATAATGTTTTAGTAAACCCTTGAAATTTTACTTCTAGGAATGAAAACGCGGTTATAACAGCGATTATTCCTAATCTAAGAGGCGATAGGGATGTTATCGCTGCCAATATGCCCGTTGCGATTGAAAGCCCTTTTAAAGCGATCGCAAGACCACCGACAGCAGCGGTTACTTTAACAATGGACACTGCTATATTCGCTAGCTTTTCTTTATCTAAATTGGACACTCTTTCAGTGATGTCTTTAATCCTGTTAGCAAATACCTTTGCTTGTGGAAGAATTGCTTCCCCAATATTTTTTGCTAAAATACCTAAACTATCTTTTATATTTGAGATTATTCCAAGGAATGATTGTGATTGCTTTTCCATTAAATTAGCAAATTTACCATTACCAGTAGTAAGGGATAAAATAGCTTTTTCAACATCTGCAAATCCAACAGATCCAGTTTCAACTAATTTCTTTACTTCTAATTCGGTTACATCAAATTGTTCAGCTAACGTAGCCAGTAATGGAACCCCTGCTTCTGAGAACTGTCGAAGTTCCTGTCCCATTAGACGTCCAGCCGATCTAACCTGGCCGAATGCTAGTGTTAAAAATGGAAGTTTTTCTCTACCAACACCAGCAGAAATATTCCCTAATGCTTCTAGTGTAGGTAAAAGTTTCTGTGCCTCTACATTATAAGCAAGAAGTTTTTTAGCATTTTCTACTACTTCTGGTAATTCAAATGGTGTTTTTTTAGCGAATCTTTCGATGTCTGATAAAAGTCTTTGTGCATCTTCTGCGCTACCAAGCATTGTTTCAAATGCGATAGTCCACTGCTCAAATTTCCCAGCAGTATTTAGAAATACCCCAACAGTCGCACCAAGACCAGCGAATGCCAGCCCTGCCTTATTCCCTAATGAACTTAAATCTTGGGATACTGTTTTTAGATTCTTTGATAGCCCTTTGATACCTTTCTGGGTTCTAGATAGACCTTTTAATAGGTTTTTATTATCCGAAGACAATATAACCTTCAGTTCTCTTTCAGCCATTGCTACCCCCCAGTACCAAATTTCTCTTTATGAACTCGTTTAGCCATATCTATCGCTGAATCAGACTTCGCGTCTCTATCATCAGCAGTTTCGGATTTTGACAACCAGCTTTGACCATCTCCACCAGAAAGACTAATCTTCATTGCCGTCTCTTCAGCCAAAGTATTCGATAAATTCTTTCTTAAGTTATGTATTTCTTTAAATGTCATATCCATTATTGTTTCTAACGGATATTTAAAATAATAAGCTATATCAAATACTATTTGACCCCAGTCAATTGCTTGCTCTTCGACTGGGCCTTCGGCTTTTTTCCATTAGAAGAAGGGAACCCGCTTTCAACTGATTTATTTATTACATCATTGGCTTTTATCAAGTCTTCTAATGTAATAAACTCAGCGAATTGAGATTTACTTTCAAATAACTCTTTGCTTTCATTCAGCATAGTTGACCATAAAAATTCAACGGCTCTTTTACCATTTAATCTATCTAGGTCCGATATCTCTATGCCCTCTTCTTCTAAATCCATCATTACTTTTAATGTAACGGGGCCAAACTTTAATTTAACCCCGTTAAATTCCATTTCACTTGCTATTCTTTTTGATAGCACATCTTTAATTTTCATATTAATAGTCCCCCTTTATTTAGGCAATGGATTAACACTTAGCGGATACACGGTGATACTTAAGGAATCCACCTTCAGTCTCATCATGTAAAATACTGATAGTGATATCAGAAGTTGAATGTTCTCTTTCAGTAAAATTCAATGGGAATGCTTGCAATTCACAATTGTAAGCCTCCACCCAACCACCAGCACCATTTGAACATTGTTGTCCAAAGAAATGGCCAGTGAATCTTATTGGTGTAGGAGACGATGGTAAAACTAGCTCATCTGACCCTAAGTTAGGCTGACGAACATCGAATCTGAATACATCATCATCAGTCATACCAATAGTTCCAGAACCTCCAGTCAATTCAATACCAAGTCCTGGTATTTCAACAGCAGTAGAAGCTGTGATTGTTAATGCAGATGCAGTTATTTTTAATGAACCGTCTTCAAAGTCAAGGTCTGTACCTCTTAAGAATGCCGAGTCTGTAGCTGCGTAAACATCTACTGTAGTTGCAGATGCCACTTTAACAAAATAAACTCCTGTTTTTAAATCTGCTTCAGAGCCACTTTTCACTGTAGCAGATGCAACTCCTGTTGTTGCATCTAGTGCTGAAGTACCGATTGTGTTCGCAGAATTATCTACGCCACCACCAGATTCAGCAGAATTTTCTGTGACTGTATAACCAGCTAATGTATATAACCAGTTAGGAGTCTCCTTTACGTTTAATGTGATTTGTGGATCGAATTCTCCACGTTGAACATCAATTGGCCCTGCGAAAGAACCACCTGTCAATTTGACATCGGATGAATTGATCTCTAGATTTGCAGACCCTAATACTTTTAAGATCCCATTGTCTAATGAACCACCATATGGAAGCCCAGTTGTTTTATTTATCGCGGTAAATGCATGTACCCCGAATGATGTTTTAGCAGCAGTAAGTGCCATTTCTCCCCCCTATTCCCCTATTATTTTATTACGCCTTCAACTTTTAAAGTCCCTTCATATTTACTTGGGATTTTCTCTTCATTAGTCTCTGACGCTTTCTTTCCTTTCTTAAATTCATACCGTTCATTATTTTGAACAATTATATGATCTTTTAAAGATTTAAAATCCTTTAGTGATCCAGATTGGACCATTTTTTTCGTGCTCTTATTTAATTTTTCAACCATTGTGATTTCTTCTTCCATTATAACACCTCCCGTTAACATAGTGTAAGCTCAAATGATATAGTTGATATAACAGACTGTCGCCCCATCGCTTCTTCAGCAGATACCATATCCATAGCGATTAGTTTATATTCAGAAAAATTAGAAATAAGTTTTTCTTCTATTATCTCTTTTATCGCTCTTTGGTATCTGAGTGCTATTCTTTCATCCCTATTTGCATTTTCCGTTGTAGTTCTAATATCAATTAGGATTGTAATGGGTATATTAAATGCTGTTAGTTGCTTTGTATCAGTGATCACATTTAATGGTCCTGGCATAAATTGAAAGAAATTTATAGAGTATATGCCTGTTGATTCTACACTTGGTAAAGAATAAAGATGATATGCAGAAGATTCAAAATCAATCAAAAATGCATCGCCTTTTTCAGTATTTATTGCATCAATCTTTGATTGGATATTATCACTGATAATTGTCTTAACAAGGTCCATAGTATTTTCAATATCTAAATTAGCCATCTATTTCCCTTTAAACGATTTATCAAACTTTCTTCCATATGTATCAATCGTCCTTTGCCAACGTTTAATTAATAATCCCATTATTATTGGGGGCCTAGAAGGCATATTCCTTGTCCCTTCTTGCAACAAGATACCATAAGGAACTCTAGTCCCTATTTCTCCTTCTGTTTTAGTACTCCTAGCTATATTCTCTCCACCTGGTTTCGATAATGATCTTTTTAATCTTCCAGATGCAACAAGAACTGGGTATTCAGACCCATACCTTCTTCTCTTTTGTCGTTTAGTACTTTCTTTTAAATCTCTATATTTTCCCGGGCCACCTACATTTTGCCCAGAACGGAAAACCATATTCTCTTCAGTTTTATAGAAATCAAGAAAAAGTGTTATCCATAATGGCCTTAAGTCTTTAGCGACTTTACCTACATTATTTAAAGCTCGTAGAAGTTCCTTTTCCCCTTCCAGCTTTATTGGTTGTTTCACCAAAGATCCTCATCTTTCCTTGATTCTGGTTCTATACAATTAACTTGATTATAACTGTATGCCAATAATTTAGAAGAATTTCGAGCACTGTTAACAAGCTCTGTTTCGCCTGTTTTTAACATTTTTAGTCTTTTATAGAACATAGAAAGATTTTCAGTTACAGCCTGTAAATTACCGCCTTCTATCTTCCTAGCACTTGCTGGTCTAATAATTTCATTGACTTTTATTCTTACAAATAAATCTGCCAAATCTCTTAGTTGGAGTAAATCATCTGTATCCGTTATCTCTAAAGTGTAGACTTCACTTAATGCCCCATATATTTCAGCAGTTGCAATATCAATCCATTCTCCAATCGCCGTTAAAGAAGGCGTGGATGTAGATGTAAATACTGCACTATAATAATTCTGTACATTAGAAGCAGTTGTTAATGCAGTATATGCCATTATTTACCCTTTTTAGGTGCTATGCTTTTTAAGTCTTTTATGGGAACAAGGGCTGCCAATACTTGATCGACAGGCCCTTTATTGCTCATTCCCCCAACTTTTAGAGCTATGTCACACAACTGAGATATTAATTCAGGTATTTCATCTTTAAGCTCGTATAAAGCCATTATCTTGTTGAAGATCCGTTGATAACGCCAGTAACAGTTCCACCAGTTTGAGTTGATGTGTTAATTCGTACTGTGTTCGCTGATATACGTCCTAAATTAATTACGTATTCTTCGTTAGCAGTTTTAGTGTCTGTTTGATAAACACTGTAATTTGTTCCATCACGACTTATTTCCACAGTAACGTCAACCGTAGTTGGTCCGCCTGTAATAGAAATGTAAGCTGTGATCACTTCTGTTCTTGCTACACTAACAGCGTCACCATTGGTGGCTGTTGTTGCAGCAGTCAAAGAAGTAGTACTATTTGGATAACTAGTTGCCATTTTATACCTCCCGTATTTCTATCGAATTAGATTTTAAAAGATTTTCTTTTTGCTCATCTTGGATGCCAAATATCTCATCACCGATTTTAAACTGAACACCATTATGTCTAATGTTAGTAAGCGCAAAGGCTTTCTTTTCTTTTTCGATTTTATGAGCCTCACTTTCGATAGGTTTTGGTTCTTCAATTGAGTTCCCATCAACCGTTTCAAAATTAGGCTCTGATTTTTTTTTTGCTTTTGGTTTTTTACCTTTAGCCATATTCATACTCCATTTGTTAATAGGGGCCAATTAAGGCCCCCATAAACTTATATTTACGCTACAGCGTCAGTGACTAAATATCCAGCGTCGAAGTCTAAGATTACGTCGTCGTATCTTTCAGTAACACGTACAAATTCAGCATTTTTTGGGTCAGATACTTTAATAGTATCGCCAATAACTGCTTGTCTTTGGAAAGTGTAGCCAAAACTATTTTGTGCTCTGCTTGGGCTTGGGTTTGGGTTCCTATAAGCGAAAAGAATATGTTTCCCCCAAACTGAAGAAAAACTAGCAGTTTGTCCTTCAGCAGCAGTGTTTTTCTTGACTTTCCCTATAAGGATTTCATCAACACCTAAAACAGTCGCTATTTGTGATTCAGAAACACCAGTTAGTTTATCTTTATTAACACCGATAAGTCCTAGAATTTGAGGATGCATTCTTAATTTATTAAAAACGTCCCAATTCATTACAGCAACATTTGGCAAATGGCCAATAGAGCTAGAATAAATCGCTGACTGTGCATCTTGTGCAACTCCAACAGGATCAGAGTTTGTGTAGTCGCTAAACTGGTCAGTCCCAGACAAAGTTACTTTGTTCCCAGAGCTATAGCTTGCAGCAGTAGTAACAACAGAGGCTAGTGCATTCTCAGCAGCTAACATTTGAGCGTCACGAACAATCTCACCCATTTGTGCTTTAGCAGCAGAAAATCCAGCTTGTGGATTCGCAGGGTTCCATTCTTCACCGTCTTCTTCAGTAACTAATACTTTAAGACCATAACTGTCAATTGACCAGCCAGTTGCAGTTGTAATATCAAAAGTCATTTCTGGCGTTTGAGAACGACGCAACTTAACGTTGTTATGTATCCGAGTGTGGTTTGTACCTTGTGCAAGGATATCACCTTTTAAAGCGGTTACAGGTATTTTTGGTAAGAATTGATCTCTGATCATCCCTACAGGTTTGTACCCAGTAACAATTCGATCCAATACAGGATCATTTGATCTTTTTATACTATTCGATGGCATTATATTTTCCCCCTTATGCTCCTACGAAGCCTTGCTCGATAATGACTTCAGCAACGTCACCATCAACACCAGCTTCTATAGCTCTAGCAAAATAAAAATCGTTATTAGTTGTTGTAACAACAACGTTCCCGTTAGCGTCACATTTCAACTTGTCGTTGATAGCTATAGTTCCGCCGTATTCAACTTTGGCTCCACCAGCTACAGCAACATCGGCTTGTTCACCTGATTCAGGTTTGTTCAACAAAACGCCAATAACTTCATCACCAGCGCCACCAAGAACAACTTGATTAGCAGTAGTGTCTAACTTAACTAGAAAATATTTGCTAGAAGACAAATCTGCCCCAGCAATAAATCCAACAGATTGTGGACTAAATCTTACGCTCATTATTAATTCCCCCTATACCTTATACTCAAGTTCAGCTAAAGCATCTGAATAGCTAATTTCTTTTTCTTTAGCTAATTTATTCGCAGCTTTATCTAACTTCTCGGAATAAGACAATTCAGTCTCGGACTCTTCAGTTGAAGCAGAAGACCCTTTTGGCTCTAGCTTCATAGCTTGACCAAGTTCTTTAACCATTTCTTCAGCTTTTTCTAAACCAACAGATAAGAAAGCAGTTTTGAAAACTGTCTCGCCTTGATGTTTAGTAATTTTCCCTGACTTAATACATTCAGATAAAAGAGATTCGATCTTCTCTTCTTCTTGCTTTTTAAGCATTTCTTGTTTCTCAGATTCGAGTGTTTCCACTTTTTCACTAAGTTTAGTAATTTCTTTCTTTGACTCTGACAAAGCAACTGAATCAGATTGCAGTTTAGCTACGTCAAGGTCAAAATCCTTCTTAAGACTCAATAACATTTCGTCTTTTTGCATAGGTTTTCCCCCCTGTTTTTCCTCTATTTTTTTATCTTCTAAAGCCATTACAGATGTTTTCTTTAAAAACGGTTTGTTTGTTAAGGCCCCGCCAGTGATGACGTTTTTGACCTTTTCTTGAGTTTCGCTATTAACAAAGTCAGTAGCGAATTCAATTGAAAAGTACCTGTACTCCCCATCTCGGATAGCTTGCGCTGCCGAAGGAGTCCATTTTACTTCCATGTCCAAACTAGACGTTTTTGAAGTTTTCCCATCAGATAAAGCTTTTTCGGATATTCGTTTGACAACCTTTGTTGGCCACCCGGCTGCCTTGTCAAACTGTTGGTGGTTATAATTAATAGCTGGCTGTATTCCAGCTCTATTATTCTCGAAGTTAGAGACAAACTCATCCAGCGTCTTATCGGTCAAAACAAAATCACCTTGATGATGGTTGAATGAACCTTCGTAAATTGCATTAGTAACAGTTCCAAAGTGTTCTTTGGTTCCATCTTCTAATTTTCGTTCTTCTAATTGGATAGGCGATACTTGCGAAGTGAAAGAAGCGTGCTTTCCATCTGTATCAAAATGTACTGTAATATCCCCCATTATTTCCCCCCAGAAATTACGTTATGTATTTATTATATCAAATATATGTTCTTGCTGTATACTTTGAATTAGCCATATCGCCTGGAGTTATGTTTCCTGGCGGTATAAAATCATGAAATTTATATTTAAATAATTGCCAATATTTCCTTGCCCCATACTCAGAACAAAAATAAGCTTCTGTATTATCTTGGAAAATATATTATTTCCTTTCTTGAATAGTACGATATCACCTGGCTTAGACATTACGATGTACACCTTTTACGACCAACTTCTAACATACCCCATATTGAGCATGTCTTTGTCGCGTCGCCACTTGTTACAGTTAATTTCAATTTATACCCTTGTAAGAATGTGGTTAAGTCTGAAGAGTTAAATGTAAATCCTACACCTGTATTACTATTATATATTTTTATTTTCTGAAACTCAGCTACCTGTAGCCAATCCCCAGTTGTGTTCTGGTATATAGTTCCATTTGTATTATCAGCAGCACATGGAAGCTCTGTAACAGAATCCCTATAATAATAGCCATCATCTGGGCAAAATGCCTCAAACTTAAACCAACTACCCTTAGGCATTGTCTCCCACCATAATGTACCTGCGGTAATATAAACATCTTGAGTGAATTGTCCTTCAACAGATTGCTCTGCTGGGTCAGTGGTCCCGTTCCAAGAAATATCAATTCCAGACCCATCATGGTACCCTGTATTATCAAAATAACTTGTCCAGTTAAATACAGTTCCTACCTTTCTATTTGACACATGGATTACCTGCTTACAGTCTGACCTTCTTATGTCATAAGAATATATATTATTATCAACGTTTTGTTTTATAGTGTCATAAAAATCTTTACAATCTGACCCAACATCCTCGTATTCAGATTTAAGATGATCATACCAATATATAACATCTTGGTCTTTTTTCTTGGCTCTCCACCACTTACTTTTATTCTCGTAAGGCCACCATATACCATTCTTTAGTTTCAAATCATTCCAAGAATCACAGCTTTTATATTCCATTATACTTTCTTCCTTGCCCTAACTATATACGATAAGACTTTTTTAGTATTATTATCTAGATTTTTTACCTTAACTGTAATATTAGATAAAAAATCTACAGGTATAGTATATTTATCAAAGAATTCTTTACCATTACTTGATACCGCTATTCTCATTAATTGTTTATCTGCTGAATTACCCATTATATTTTCAACCCGTACTCATCTTTTAAATCTTCTAGTTTAAACCTGTAGACCTCGACCGAATCTATTTCTAGTATTATTTCCATATCTTCCTCTTGGCATGAAATAAAAATTTCATCTAATTTCCCTTCAAAACTCTCATTTACTAAATCCGTTGTTGATCCAGAAGTTATAGATATATCATCTTTTGATGAATAAACGACAGGTACATATTTTTCGGATGTTACCTTTAATCCAGTATTTAATGAATTATTTGCAGCTGATTTATAATTATTTTCCCAGTCCAATCTATCGGTATCGTCATCTGAATCATTTTTATCGAAAATTACATATAGTATTGATGATGGCCCTGACAACCATACTTCATAAGTATTCGTATCCTCAACATAAAAAAAATCTAACCCAAATGAAGTTTTATCTAATTTTAAGTTAGTCCATGATCTTTTAATTTTATTTACAGATGTCATTGCTCATATCCTTCCCATCTTCCAAACATTAGCCTAGCTCCCCCGCCACCTAATGTTATTCGTCTTAATAGAATCCTTCTTGTACCGTCACCTGAAAATACTTCCTCTAAGTCTACCTGGTCTGAACTTTGTGCAACAAAAATAGCTGCGACAATATTTAATACACTTAGATCACCGTTAGGGTCTTCATAAAGTTCAATAACTCCACCATTCCCCTCTCCTCCAGCGGCTAATCTTTGTAACGTTAACGTATCACCAGATGTAATCGTATATAAGGTATCTGAAGTCCCAGTCATACTTGTATAAGATATCTGTGACACTTCCGTTGCAGCAGGTGGGGTTGATACCGTATTGATAGTTTTTAACTCGCCAGAAGCAGTAACTTCAGCCTTGTTTCCACTTGTATCCCCTTCAATCTTAACCGACCCCGCAGAACTAGCAGATGCGTCTACCATTAAAGCCCCAGCAGCAGTGACTTCGGCTTTATTCTGAGAAATTTCCCCAACGATATTTGCGTCTATTCCACCTGTTTCAAACGGGACATCAGCCATTAGATTTCTCCTGAAGACTATTTAACTTAATCCCAATTTTTTCAAAATGTTTTATAATTGCTTTTGACTCTCTCTTATCTTCTGGCTCAAGATGTGCCATATAGTAATTCATTTCCAGCATAAGTATATAAATTTTCTCAACATACATCGTTTTCTTTTCAATATTTTGTAATCTCATGTCCATATTTGATAATAATTTCGTCATTATTATCAAAGCATTCTCATTATTTACCTGTATAGTCTCTTGAACTTTTTGCCCATCAGGCCCTAAAACAGTGTGCTTTTTTAATACACCACTTTTTTTATCAACTAATTTTTGTTCTAAAAAGGCACCTTTATCAGTTTTATGTGTTCTTGTTGTCTGTATCTCACTTTTAGTGATTGTTTTTTCATTATTTTTTTTCATAATATCCCCCAGATATGGGGCCAGGCTAAACCTGACCCCATTAAATTCATTTTAATTAAACTTCGTCACCAGCAATTGTTGAATAAACATCAGAAGCTTGTCTTCCAACGTTTGTTCTAATAACCCTAACTGTCCCAGTACTTGTATCAGGAACCTCTAGTTTTCCATTGAAGTCAAACTCAACATGTGGATCAGCAGCAGCGCTAAACTTAACTGCTTTTGTAGTTAAGGAAGCAACTGGTCCTGATTGAACTTCAACTTTTAATGGCTGTGCAGACGATGCCCATACATAATCAACGATTAGTGTACTGGCTGCCGTTACAGTGTAGTCATGGTTATCTGAAGCAGCAGCTGCAACTGAAGCAGCCGTGTCAAAGTCAATAACTTCTGTACTTGATAATCCAGCATCAACAACATTAACGAATAATGGATTAGATGAACTGTTAACAGCACCAGAGCTATTAACTAAGTTCATAAATACAGAACCGTTTGCATCAACTTGTAGTGGTGCATAGTCACCATCTGTATCAACAAGTGTTGCAAGCGCATCATTACGAACTGCTAGTACCTGAATACCTTGATCAGCAGTGGTATGCGCTGAATCTTCTGCATGTGATAAGCCATTTAATAGTGCTTCCATATCTGTATCATGTACATATAATTCACCACTACCATTAGTAAGTAATGCTGAATAGTCACCGTCTGTACTTGTTCCTGCGGATAATGAATCTGCTCTTACAGCTAATACAAATTGTCCACTATCTGCGGTGGTATGTGCTGAGTCTTCTGCAAAAACAGAAGCTCCGGCTGCGGAGTCTGTTACATACAATGCACCGGCTGCATTTACTTTAAAAGATGCATAATCGCCATCTGTTGAAGTAGATGATGCTAATGTGTCTTGTCTTACGGCTAGAACATAGTTTCCAGTGTCAGCAGTAGTATGCGCTGCATCCTCTGCTTTTTCAGCCCCAATAGTAATTGAAGAAACATCAACCTGTAGTCGTCCATTTGCATCAGTTAAAAAAGGTACTGCGTCGCCGTCGTCATAAGTAGTTGGAGTTGCTTCATACTTACCAGCAATAGGTGCAACTGTTGGAGTAGCCCCATATGCTGAATTGATTACAACTAAACCCATTGAGTTAGTTCCATCAGCTATTTGTGTGAAAATTGGATTCGATGCAGCGTTAGCTGAAGTATCTTTTGATACTTTAACTGATTGACTTGATGATAGAGATTCTATCGCTTGTGAAGATACTTGATCTGCCATTTTTCCCCCCGGAAATTCTTATTATTTTATAATTAAACGTCGATAGGTTCTAATTTATTTAGCTCAATATTAAAAAGAGTTAACTCTTTATTTAAAATATCGATATTTAAAGCCATTTTGTCGGCCTCTATAGTTAGATTATCTCTATTAAGAGTAATTTGTTTTATTTGAGACGTTTTTTCATTTATACTAATTTTAATATGCTTTATTTTTAAATCTTCATTATCATCAATTCTTACAAGCTCTTGACCACTGCCGAAATTGTCAGCCATACAAGTCCCCCTTATTCATAATTTAATGTTGCGCTAAAATCAGCAGATGTTTCAGTATGAATGACCTTTACATCTATTATATCACCAATCCCCAATTCATATCGATAGAATTTTAAAAGTTTACTGGTCTTTGGCACGGATGTCCTTGCCTTACTTATCTTCGTAAGGTTCTTAATTATTGACCATTCTCCTCGTGCGTTCCCTTCGATTGTAATCGAAAATAAGTTTTTAGTTGTTGTGGTATTTGTAAAAGTTAGCACTGTAGTCAACACACTGCCAGGAATACCAGTAACTTTTTGGAACTCAAGCATGATAGATTAATGTTGTGGAGTAACCTACCGTTGTTCCTTCATAATGAGTTGCTTTAACTTTAATGTTTTGGGTGTTTGTAACCTCAAAACTAAACATTGGTTCATCTATATTATGATCAGAAACACTTGATCTCATTCTCTTTTTCTCTACATCATCTATAAGAAATACCCATTCAGATCTTGCCTGTGATTCACCAGATATATTATCTAAAAATATACTTGCACCTGTAGAATTAGTAAAATCGAATATCTTTGTTTCTGTCATTCCTGTAACGGCTCCCGTTTCTTGGAATTCAATTAATCCAGTAGTTGCAACCCCAGCGGGGCCCGTTTCGCCTGTTGCCCCTTGAGGTCCAGGCCCACCAGACAATGCAAGACCTTCTTTTCCTTTTAGACCTCTAGGGCCACGTACTTTCTTAAGATCTTCTGTGGATAAATTATTAAAAAATTCTTGGAACTTTTCGAATGTTAATTCCCCATTTTGAAGTGACTTTATATTCAATGTATCAAATATCTTAGTTATTCTGTCTTTTAAATAATTCTGATCTAATTCTTGAATTATTATTTTACCATTTGATCCATTTATCCCTGGTTTCCCAGATTCACCATCTTTTCCTTTTACCTTTTCTAACTGCTCATTAGATAGCATATTAAAATATTTTAAGAATTTATCAAAATCTATTTCTTTTTCTTCAATTACAGTATTTTTGATTATCTTTGGTGTAAGTAATTTAACCTTTTCATCAAAAGCAGCAGATATTTTCAATAGAGAATCAGTAAAAATACTCTTTTTCTCTTCAAATAGTGAAGAATGAGACTTTACCTCTTCAAATATACTCGAACCAATAGATTTTTCTTCTACGAAAAGATCACTCACTATTTGTCTCTCAATACCATATTTACCCTAGATTTTATATTCTTTTGTACATCAACGAATTCTTGGAACTTACCTTCATTTAAATAATAAAGTGACGCTTTTTCTTTTAGGTCACAATCCCATTTAAACTTACATTTATTCTTCGTTTCCTTAATGATTTCTGGTCTTTTCCCTTCCGTTAACTGAAGGAAACACGCTTCCGCGTAATCAGTTGTTTCATACATAATAACCCCCCGATTATTTTAATCTAAACATTCCATCTGCATCTTTTACCCAGTCTTTTCCATCCTTTACGACTTCCGATCCAACTGGCATTTTTTCATAGTCGATTTGAAGCTCTTTATTGAAATCAAACTTATTTTCAAATTGCTTTTGTTTCAATATTTCACGTCTTGGTATTAATTTCCCGCCCTTCTCTATAGAAACGACTTCTAATCCACCTAGTTCTATAGGTCCTTCAGTCATTAGTATTGGGACAAGTATGCTCCTGCAATTCCAATGCAATGGCGGTCTTAAATCTAAGCTTGGGACATCTCCTACTTTAAACGTTTGACCGTCTAATGAGCGACATATGTCTGTAGTCGTATTATCGATAATTGCACTATATTGGAACCCTTGAATCAAATCCTTATTTTGTATCGCGAAGTTATTACGACCATTATTAAGAAATCTATTTATAGTCGCGCCTATTGATGCGAATATAACCGCTGAACCTAATAGGTCATTTAACCTTGAATCTACGTCATCGATTATTTCTTCATCACTTAAACCAGCAGCTAACCCGTCTAATGCAACTAAAGTAGAAGCATTTTGAAATCTATCTTGTATATCGTTAACAATACGATCTGAAGTAAAATTAATTCTACTCGCTAAGTTCTTAACAATCCCGTCATCAGAAGCAAGCCTTTTTTCAGCACTCAATTCTTTAGCCATCTGTTGCTTGCCCGTCTCAACTGTTTCCTTAAGAATGTCTCTAACATCCTTGGTAAACTGCCCTGAAAAGCCAACCTTTATGCTCATAGTGGCACGATCTTTATTCGATTGGTTAAGAGCGTTCCTTAAATCGTTTCTGTATTTACCCTTCATCTTATTAAAGTTCTGTCTGATTGTTTTCTTTAATTCTTCTTCTTGAGACTCAAACTCAGCCTTTACACGTTTTAGACTAGATTCAGACTCAAATTGTGTTAGGTCTCTAAAGAATCCATTCTCATTAAACTTTATCTCTTCGTGTTGTGTTGAGTTTTCAATTACCTTTTCTTTCTTTTCATCTTCTTCAGGTTTAGGGTTTTCTCTTTCTGGTTCTTTACCCTTAGATTCATCGCTCTGTTCTTCTTTTTGAGGTAAGTCTAATTCTGAACGTAATTTAAATTCTATACCATCATCAGGCGTTAGTGCCCCAGCGTCCACAAGAGTTTTAATGATCGTAGACATCTGTGAAAGGTCTTTCTTATTAATACCTGAGCACTTCAAACCTAATTTCACATCAGGTTCACCGAAGTTCATTACATATATTTGATGGACTAAAGGATCTATCTGCTCACAAATATATTCACCAATATTATTGATTGAGTTTAAAAAGAACCCGACTAGCTGCTCAGTCTGTTTATCGCCGCCCCTTGATAATGTCCCGATATCCAAAAATGAAGCGAGTACACTTTTAGTTATGTTTAGGTTCTCTTGTGATATAGAGTTCCTAACGGATGTAGAATCATACTGCCCACGAATAATCTCAAAACCGCCGTCTTTAAGGGATTCAGGGAGGATCATATACTGCTTTTCGTGGGAAGAATAACGACGCAACACTTCCTGTATCCTTGGTAGTTCTTTTGGATCATTCCATATTTTCGCATTTGCGAATATGGTTGGCGTTCCTATCGCCATTTTCTCGATGCCTATCATGTCTATCTTCTCATATAACAATTTTCTCTTATAAGGGCCATATGCAGTCCTTATAATCGATATACCTTCGTAGTTGTCGCCCTCTTTATCGTTAGTGAATACAATTATCTCATCACCTGTTAATTTTACGTCTCTATCGTGATCAGTGCCTATAATATTCTGACGAACATATTCAATTTGACCATCTTCGTCTATTTTCCATTCTTCAATGGTATCTTGTTTACGGAAACCTAATGTTTTTAGTGTTTGAATAGTCCCAAAGTCTTTATCTTCTACTACGTGGATAGTTGGCTCAAATACTGCGAAGCCAAAAGTTAAGTATGAAAGTATATCTTGAAGTTGTTCTCTCCATTTCTTTGTAGTCCAACATTTAAAGACATTATTCTTAAATTGTGCTTGCTTTAACTGTTCTTCGTCATTTGGATCTAATGGCATAAAATCGAAGTTTGCAGATAGGATTGGTGTCTGTACTGCTCGTAATACTCTTTTTATTTCATAATCTTGGCGACGCATTTTGTCATAATTTTCATATGCACAGCCCGAAAATTCTAAAGCAGTTAAATATTCTTCTCTAAATATCCCTGCTTGGATAATTGTTCCAGAACTACCGACAGAATCGGTTTTAAGTTCTAGGTCTGATTCTTGACCCATAATCCCCCCCCTATAATTTATGGCAGCTTTTTATCGCTTTTAGCCAACTAATAACTCATTTCACTTGCAAATGTACCTGGAACATCGTGGTCATCAAATACTTTAGTACTCGATAGCAATTTCTTTCTTGCCCAATTCCCCATAACGGCGGAATCTAATAAGTCGGGCGATCTACCAAAACGCTTTTTAAATGCTTCTTTTGATTCTATCTGAATAACCTTATTATCTATATTATACTGTATTGCTGTACATTCTTGAACAAATTTCTCATTTGGGATGATAGCTATACGTCCTAATCTGACATCTTCCCTAAACTCCCAGTACGCTTGTGCCCTTAAGTTTTTAAAAGTATTGTATTTATTTGGTACCGAATCAGGGCTAGAAGATGAATTAAATGCTGTGCAGTTTATAGAATGGTATTCTGATAAAGAGTCTACAGTCCCAGCGCCTAAACCAATAACATCGACAGCTATTTTATAATCTTCTAAGTCAAATTCTTCTTTTCGTAGGCTAATTATCTGAGCGACTTCGCTCGTGTTCTTCTTCGCGTGTTCTTCAAATCTAACTATATTGGATTCACTGAAATGAGTTAGCACAGTTAAATCATCACCATACCTAGCAATGTCACCACCTAAGCAATCAACTCTCGATTCTCTAAAATTATATGTCCAATTTTCAAGTGACTCATCCATTACATTTTTTATCCATTGGTATTGGATTAACTGGTTCGGATCATCTGAGAATTCCCAGTTACCTTTAACATAACGTTGATATTCGTTGTCAGGTAAATTCTCTAATGAATCTAAGTATTCTTTTGTAATAAATGGATTATCGTGCGGTAATGCCTGTAAGAAATAGAATGGTGGCTTTATCTTTCCTTCTACCCAAGGATTATAAAATATTCTTTTTACCCAGTTATTCGCTGGGTTGCAGTTCAATAATATTTTTGGTGGTATATTGTACTCAATGTTTTTCCATTGCCCAACCCTAGTTATAATCAATGAGAATACGCTTTCGTCTACTTCATTCGCTTCTTCTATTAATGCAATTGTGAGCTCAAGACCTTTTATCTTATTGAAGTCTTGATCCTTAGATTTATCAGCTTCAATAAATAAAACTTCGCTTCCGTTTGAATATTTAGCGACATAATCAGCCATATTGAATGACACTAATTTCTCATCACCATTAATTTCTAGTACTTTTTTGAATGAAGGTAACGAGGTCCTTTTAAGTGTCGTTAAGTTTTTACGTATAATCGCGTATCTTGTTCCAGGATAATCTATCGCAAGTTGATGTATTAACCCAATGAGAAGTATCGATTTACCACCCCTAACCCCGCCACCATATAGCATATAAAGGTATTTAGGGTCTAATGAACGAAAGTTTTTAACAAAAATCTTCTGTTTTTCTGAAAGTGGCATTTTCCCCCCGGAACTGCACGTTAATTAGTTATAATACAATGTATTTACTTACTTTCCAATAAATATGTATTAATTACTAGGGTCTCTAAAATATATTTCAAGTCTTTTATTGTATGCATACTTCGTTATTGAATTAAATTGATATCCATCCAGTCTAAAAACTGTGCTTTCATTACTTTCCCAATCTAAATTATTAATATATTCCTCAAAGGCCCTATCTATATCTTTTTCGCTAAATTTGTACCCACAATTAAAACAATTATTCATAATATTCCTTTCGTTTAATTAATAGTCAGTGACCAAGTCCTGGTAGGGTCTTAGCCCTACTCCCTCACCGTAGTGTGTTCATACAATAAACTTCAGGTGCAAGTAAGTGGTTTACGAGGTACATTTCTTAACTCTTTCACTTGCTTCTTTCATTGAGTCTCTTAAAGTTCCTTTTGGTTTATCCGGCAATTCCATCCAATGAGTTATTTTTAAATCTATCTTATTATGTATTACTGATTCTTCAGAACACGTCCACCATCCACCGAGTACCCAAAAGCAATTATTTTCTGGATCATATTCATGTAATTCGTCCAAATTATAATCATCATTGAGAAATATCTCAGACAATATTTTTTTAGGTGGTACATATTGAG